TAGAGTTGGAACAATTGACTGCTGACGATGCTATATTACCAGAAGAATCATAGAAGTTAATACCCTCAAACTTCTCTAGAGGTCCTCGTGTATCAAATGCTTTTTCTGTCAAACCAGTTGCAGCACCAGCCACACTGTTAAGATCAACAAGTGCACCAGTAGTAGTGTTGAATATCTTCTTGATACCATTGCGATCAACAGCAGGAACAAATCCATCTATAGGTATTCCTTTACCAATAATTGATATAGCATTTGGTGGTTTGATTTTATACTGTGATATCTGTTTTGCTGCTTCTTCAAGACCTTTTGGTTTTGCACCAAGACCAGTTTCAAATACTGATGCACCAATAGCACATGATAACTGACCATCACAGAAGAGATCTATAAAATCACCAACTTTATTAAGTAAATTTTGTATCTTTTGTGTTGCACCTTTAATAGCACCCGTAATACCTTTCAATATACCCAATGCACCCGTGATACTGTCCATAAGTTTCTTCATGATATCACCAAGAATATTCTGAACAAGACATAGTGCAGTATCTAAAACATTTTCTACAAGATCCTTGAGCATACCCTTGATAAAATCGCCAAGTTCACCTAGTAGTTGTTTGAATAAACATGAGACAAGATCACCAACATTTTTTAACTGATCTCTAACTGCAACATCTAATTCTGGATTTGGTATACTAAGATTGTTTAGACCTTCTTGAACGAGTTTGTTAGTCTCTTCCATGACCACACCCTTGATGTTAGCAGTAAGTCCAGTAAGTTTCTTTTGTATGCGTTGAGATATTAAGTTAATTTCATAATCTAAATCAACAACAGCACCGTCGAGTTTATTAACAAACTGATCTATGTCATTCTTTTCTATGCTACGTGCAAACTTCATAAACTCAGCAAGAGGACCTTCTAATTTTGTAGCAGTTTCAGATCCACACTTACCATTACCAACTTGGACTGTGACTTTTTGTTTCTCTGTTGCTAATTTTTGTTTCTCACTCTCAGTTTCAGCTTTACCACGTTCATTTTTACTGTCTTTTGTTCCTTCTTCGTTTTTATGCCCATCATTATTTGTAGGTGCTTCATCTATACCAGTTTCTTCATTAGTTTGAGTTGTGTTAGCTGTATTTGGTGAAGAACTACCATCAGTATTATGATCACGTTTATTATAATCAGTTGCTGTTAATTTTGCATATCCTTGTTTCTCACCACCACTAACACCATAACCTGATTCTGGGTTTTCATCAGTCAAAGAACCCATAATTATAGGGATCTGTGCTGACGCACCATCCATAAAGAAACCTACAACCCAACTATTAATTTGTAATTGATGAACAGATCCAATACCAGATTTCTGTGAGTAGATAGCTGGCATTAATACCTGAGCCCATGGTAAATCTTTTGTAGGTAACTCTGTTCTGTTTGGACTATGATATCCTATGATTCTAACTTTAACTTTATTTGTCCAGTCAAAATCACTATAATCAAATGCACCTTTACCATCTTCTAACTCAGTATTCCAATATTTTCCACCATCATTCTCTACCTGACCTATCCACCAGTTAAATCCTTCCTTTCCTATAAAATTAGCGAGTGCTTCGTTCATGTTTCTTGACCATCCGAGTCAGTATATAATGTAAGTTTGGTAGTCATTTTATCTTCACTAGATTTGAATGTTCTTTCAACTTTACCAATAACATATTTACCAGAGTTTGCAAAATCTTGCTCTCTATCTCTACCACCTTTGTAAATATCTACTTGCACAACTTCACCTATTTCTAATGAATAATCTGCTATCAATTCTACTATAACTTTTTTACCGTAAAATAATTTTTCTCTTAATGAAGATTGTGAGAGTTGCTTTGTAAATCCTTGTGTATATGTTCCTTCGGTAAACAATGCAGAGTCAGATACCTTTGACATGATTCTTGTATATGTCAAGTTATTATCAAACCCTTTATAGAACTCTGGAGCTGCACCTGAGTTTAAAGTCAAAACGTCTTCATAATATTTATTGATGCTAAAAGGATGCTCCTCGTATTTCATATCTTTTAAATCTATTGTCATTACATTACTAGAGTATGATCCTAAGTTCAAACCTTTTAATAAATCAACTGATGTTTCAACAGTTATTTTGTCAACAGGAGTTATACCAGTGTCAGATTCATCTTCTAACTCCTCAGCTTCATGTCCTGCTACAATTCTTGTCACTGGTTCTTTAGTAGCAAATGAATCATATGAAACAAAATTATATCCTGCTCGTGTCTCATAGAAAGCATATCCTGCAGTTGCTGCTTTACCACTACCTTTTGCAACTGGTATTGCTTTTGCAGCTAACCATCTAATTGCAGTAAATGGATTCCAATATGGTGATACAAATGAAAAATTATTAATACATGGTTCAAACTCTGCTATTCTATTAGGAGTAACACCTATCAAATCTGTCAATATTTCTTTCTCCACAATATCATTAATTTTTTTACCTTCACCTTTACCAAATCTACGTGATAATTTATTAGCAGCGTTGTTTAAGAAATCTAGGGTACAAAGCATGAGTACAGCAGATGATTTACCACCTACATTTTTTCTATCTTGTATATCATAGATTACAAAATCTCCACCTATTTCAGTTTTACCTTCACTGTCACCAATACGAATAAAAACTCGTTCCATACCAACTAATTGAGACAAGAAACCAGTCTCACTATCAGTTATTTGAACTTCCATTCTCATGGTAGCTGCTTGCATATCCTCAGTATACTGAACATATAATACCTGATTGACCGTTATTGGAGGATAATCTGCAATAAAGAATTCTATTAATTGAAAATTAGATTGTGTATTGACTGACATTAGAATTGCGAAGTTACGTTGTATACATCAAGGTATGGAGACTCCTTGATTTCTGGTTGTGCAAGAGCACCACCCTCTTGATCCATTGGAGCTCCACCACCAGATGCAGCTGCCATTGCAGCACCAGTTCCTGCAGCAATATCAACTTGTTTCTTAGTTTTAGCATCTGCTGCTTCTCTGTTCTCTTGTATAGTTTTATCAGTTAGTTCTGTTAAATTAGTTTTCTGCTCACCCTTTGCAAATATTCCTCCAATTTTTGTATTTTTCATCATGAATTTTGCCATCATACCCATTGGTGTCATACTAAATGCTTTACCACCTATGTTCTTTATGTTACTAAAGGTATTTGATTTCATAAATGACTTAGCACCTTTAAACATTTTACTGCCCGCATTGAATGCCATGCCCATAGGTGTCATACCAAATAATTTTGCTGCTGCTGACTTACGTTTCTTGATAGGTTGCATAGCTCTGCCTGAGCCATCTCCAAGTCCTATACCATCAGCAGTTCCTGTATATGGTGCACGTCTTCCATGTGTAGGATCTCCAGATGCAGGAGGTAACATTGGTTGACCACTTACAGGAGCACCTTCTCCTTCTCCTTCTCCTCCACTTCCACCACCAACAGCACCTTTAACTAAATTAAATGCTTTAGCAACTAATGTTCCCAATAAGGATCCCTTACTACCTTCTTTTTTCTTATCGTTATCTTCCTCATCATTAGCAACCTCAGAACTAGCAGCACCCAACTTAAATGCCTGAGATATCTTAGATATATTTCTATTCAATATCTTAGATGCTTCCTTACTTGGTGCAGGAATCTTCTCTAATAAATCTGTCATTGCAACAGCAGCAGATTTAGCAGGGAGTGCCAAGGCATCCATGAATGCCTTCTTCATCTTAGGATCTATATTAAATTCATCCTCTAAATCTTTTTTAACTTTCTCCTTAACTTGATCTTCCCCTGCACCTACATCTTCTAACTTATCTACTTTTGGTGTATCTCCTGCCTCTTTTGGAGGTGCTACAAATCCTGCAGCTCTCTTAGCTCTCTCCTCTTTAAATCTTCTTATTCTTTCTGCCTTATCATATATTGTGCTACCATCTGTATCTTTACCATATGCAGCTATAGGATCTGGAACGAGGTTAGCAGCTGGTAACGCCTTTGGTGCTATTGTAGGTTTAGGTGTTACATCTGTAGCAGATACATCAACAGTCTGCTGAGCTGCAGGAAGATCCATTGCCTTTGTAATAGCATTAGGATCTCCGATGAACTTTGCGAGTCCACCACCTTGTTTTGACATTGCGGGAGGTAATGCCTTCATGATACAACCTCCATTGATCCCTTACTAAATGGTTCAATAACTGCATTTCTGTTTCTTACATATGCCTTTTTGACTTCTGGAACATATATAATTTTTGGTTTGCCAGGCACAGGTATAACTTGTGGTGCTACTCCACCACTTCCAATACTTTTTCCACCCACAGTGACAGGAAACTCTGCCAATGCTTGTTTAGCTGCTGCAGCAGGATCTATACCCTCATCCATCAATTCATTTTCACGTTCAATACGTTTTGCCCAACTATCATCTTGTGATGTAGTCTTAACAGCACCTGATGATTTTGTTTTTGTTGTAACAGGATCAACATTTGGGATCCATTTGTTTTTGCCAGGTCTTAACCACTTATCATTTGGTTCATTATTATAAAAATCAAAGTGAACTGGATCATTTTCACCCTGCCATTTAAAACCAAACTTTGCACCTTTATCTCTCATCCATTCATTTGCTTTTGAGTAGTAATCTATATCAACTGCCCAACCTTGTCCATGTGGTGACTGTCCAACAGCAGCAGGACTGATAGCACTTGGATCCCCTGCTTGAGCCGCGTCTATTAATGCTTGTTGTTGTTCTGGACTTCTATATGAAGATGTCACACTCATAGGCAAGTTAACACCATCTTTTGCTGCAGCGTTTACCACTCTCTTCCATGCTTTCATGGTAGATGGGTTGAGAACAATAGGTCTATTATACATATCTTTCTCAGGATCTGGAGCTGGTGCAGCTGATACTTGCTGTTCTGCTTCTTTTTGACCTGGCAATACGCCCATATCTTTAGCAGCAAGTGCAGCATCAAGTCCTACTGATACAGCAGTTCCTACGCCAGGTATAGTAGATGCTATACCAGATGCTGCTTCAAGCATTGCACCTTTAAAGTCTCCCGCCATCAGTCGTTGTCCTGCAAATAATAATCCTGCACCCATACCAACGAACGGTATTTTCTTCAATAGTCCTTTACCCAGTGCTTTTGCACCTACCTTTGCTATAGCTTTACCACCTACCTTAGCAGCGATCTTCTTAGATCCTTTCTTTAACAGTGCCATTGATGCTTTCTTTGCACCTTTGACTAACTTAGTTCCTGATGCTGTTACCTTTCGTAACCCCTTACCTATCTTTGATTTCTTAAGTAACTTACCTAACTTAAACTTCTTGCCTAAGTTTTTAAGATTCTTCACCATCCTTAGTGGATTGCTGAAAGATCTGCTTGACTTTTCTGGTGTTTGAGTTTTATTTTCTACCTTTGGTGCTTCTTTAGCAGTGTCAGCCGTTTTTGCACTACCCCACCATACTAATGGTGCTTTTAATCCTATTGCTTTCTGTGGTTTTGGTGTGTCAGATATACCAAAGAAATTTTTTAATCTATTTGCTTCTGCTACTACACTAGCTTTTGCAGGGGATGGAGGTAATGTTTTTAAAAACCCTAGTGACGAACTTATGATTAACGATGCACCTTGTTTATAGACAAGTTCTACAGACTCTCCATAATTTTTAACAGGAGTCACCACCTCTGGTTCTTTTTCACCTACCTTTGCAATAGTTTCTCTTTTTACAAGACCACCTTTTGCTAGTGCAACTTCTGGTTTTTTCTGATATGGTAAACTTCTTTGTTGTGCTACTTCTTTTATTGCTTCTACTACTACTTCTTCGTATTTTTTGTCAGTCTCGTTGGGATCTTGTTGTATGTGATTTGGTCTCCCATATGACATATCTACATCATCTATGGGTAGAGGAGCGATAGCGGGAACTAATTTTGTGCTATCACTAGATTGAATGGCACCAGCTACCCCAACAGCAAGGTTCTTTGCTGCCTTCTTTGTAAAATTAAGGATTGCTGTAAAGTCCATTAGCGTCGGTTTTGTTCAGCGATGCGATCTCTCTCCTTTTGAAGATGAGTTGCTAACATGTTCACATATACATCCCGTTCCCACGGGATCATATTTTCTATATCTGTCAAGCTATATTTATGGTGTTGAACGAGAGAAAAATTAGTTTGATAGAAGACCATAATGCCCTCATGGAAGAGGGCTATGCGAAAAAATCAGATAACCCTTCTAATACTACCTCGTTTACCTTCTTAGTCTTAGGGTTCTTTACCTTTAATACGTGCTTAAGTGATGGCATAGTCTCAAAAAATGCTTGTAGTTTATCAAACTGTGCATTAGTTAATCCTTCTGTCCATGTTTTTGATTCATCAGCAGAGTCAGGGGTGTAGTCATCCTCACCTACATAAACTCTCTTGATACACTTTGCCATCAATTCATATGGATCTGGTTCTTCACCTACAAAGTTAATCTTAGTAAAGTATTCTAAATCAGGATACTTCATCTCAACAGTAATATCATCATCTATCTTGATGATGTTAGTATGACCCTTTGGAAAGTTGACTTTAACATCATCTACCATAAACTTTACATCTACAGTGGTCTCTCCATCATCTTCACATGTGACTTTCATCTCAATCTCTTCACTGATTGATCTAGCACGTATCTGTAAGAATAGATATTCTATGTCAAATAGTGCCATGTCTGATACATTGATTTTTGTATGCAGACAGTTTTGAATAGTCTTAGTTATAGCGTCTAATATTTGTTCTTGATCGTCGTTTTCCAACGCAAGTATTAATAACTTTTGTTCCTTAACAAGGAAAGGTCTATACTTTACTCTCTTCTTACTAGAAGGGACTGTTAACGTATAGATTGGCGTTGCAATCTCAGGTAATGCCATAATTTATAATTTCAGTATATTATATAGTAGGTTTTTTGGAGTTAAATAAGTGACTATACTCATAGTAAAATCCAACAGTTGCCTTAACAAGTTGTGCAGGACCTGCAGAGTATGGTATTGATGCTACAGTATATGGATATGCTTTTACCAGTCTAGCTTCCCATGGAACTCTATAGTCACTTGTCTCTGATGAACCTTCATCTGAAGGGACATTAAATTTTTCTAACTTAGTTATAATTAAATCACATGCATAATCTTCATAGTAATTAGCTGCGAATGCTCTTCTATATTCCTCTGCAGTATCATAACTATAATACTCTCTAGGGTTTCCAATGACACCATTTTGTATAAAGTCTTGCCATGCTCTAAAAAATCTTAAGGGAAGTGACGTTCCATCCATAAAGAAACTAACATCCAGTTCATTAAACACTTTTGCAGTTGCATGTTTTTGTGTAATACCCTTATGCACTGACTTAACATCAAATGCTGAGTATGTCACACCTGGTAACTGTATCTCATTACATAATAACTGTAAATTTAACTGACCTTCACCAATAGATAAGGTTGATATATCTCCTTCTAAGTTATCTGTAAAAAATTTTGATAGTTTTTCAGTTGGTTGAATTGAAAATTCATATAAATTGGATGCAGAAACACCCCCAGACTTTCCAATAGCCTGCATGAAATTCTCTATACCTCTTGCGGTTGCCATAAATACCACTATGGTTTGATATATGTATTTATAGTGACTTATAAAGGAAAATACAAAGTAATTAACTATAAAAAGTATAAAGGTGATCCTACAGGTGTCGTTTGGCGTTCATTGTGGGAGAGAAAGTTTATGAAATGGTGTGATAGTAACTCAAATGTCCTTCAATGGTGGTCTGAGGAAATTGCTATACCATACTACGATCCCATACAAAAGAAATGGCGTAGGTATTTTCCAGACTTTTGGATAAAGATACAAGAGGGTGATGGTAAAATAAAATCATATCTCA